AGGATTCGATCCTCGATGGGATAGATTTTCATCTAGCGAACCCCGATGCAAGCCCGGAAGCATCACATAAGAATTGGATGAAACTCAAGCTAGAAAACAAGTGGAAGGTGGGTCCGGTCAAGGACGTTCACAAGAAAGAGCATCCAAACTTGAGACCCTACGGAGAACTACCAAAAGAGGAACGTGCGAAAGATATTATTTTCTCCGCTCTCGTCAACACCCTCAAAGGAATAAAATAATGAGTTTGATGGATCGAATCAAGAAAACCAGCAGTATCGACATCGCCAGTGTCTTGGATGAATCCGAGGTGTTTGGTGATCGACAGATGATTCCCACCGAGGTTCCTATTATCAATGTTGCACTATCTGGTTCACTCAACGGCGGCCTAACTTCGGGGGTCACGGAAATTGCTGGACCCTCGAAGCATTTCAAAACGGCCATCGCATTGTTGATGGTACGGTCGTTTTTGAAAAAGCACAAAGATGGGGCTGTTCTATTCTACGACACAGAATTTGGAACTCCGGGTTCTTACTTCCAGACATTCGGCATCGACATGAAGAAGGTGTTCCACACACCGGTTACTGATGTTGAACAACTCAAGCAAGACATTATGAAGCAACTTGCTGAAATGAAACGCGGCGATCACCTGATGATTGTGATAGATTCGATTGGACAACTTGCCTCCCTCAAAGAAGTTGAGGACGCGCTTGAGGGCAAGACTGTGGCGGATATGACCCGTGCCAAAGCAATAAAGTCGTTGTTTAGAATGATCACCCCACACTTGAGAATCAAGGACATTCCCCTTGTTGTGGTTAATCATACATACATGGAAATCGGCATGTTCCCAAAAGCGGTCACGGGTGGTGGAACTGGGATGTATTATGCTGCAGACACGATCTGGATTGTGGGACGGCAGCAGGAGAAGGTTGGAACTGAGGTTACTGGATTCAATTTTGTGCTCAATGTGGAAAAGTCACGATTTGTCAGAGAAAAATCCAAGTTAGCTATTTCCGTTTCTTTTGAAAAGGGAATCGAGACATACTCAGGATTGCTTGAGATTGCTCTGGCCGGCGGATTTGTTGAAAAGCCTATGCCTGGATGGTATCTCAAACCCGGCAGCAAGGTAAAGGTGCGCGAAGCGGATACTAAGACAGAGGAATTTTGGAGTGATATTTTAGCTAATGAGGAGTTCGATGCGTATATTCGAAAGAGTTTTGAAATTTCTTACGGAGACATTTTGGCAAACGACAGCACCAAAGAAGTTCCCACAGGAAAATCTTGATTATGGGTTCGTGGATTACACCACGATTGGTGGAGAGACTGTCAGTGCAGTAAAGCTACTCAAGGAACCCTATGTCGGGGTCACCTATTTTTATGGGTGGGTTCGCCCACAACCCCTAGAAGATGGTGCCATGGGTCTTTCGTTTGAATATACTCTTTGTGACCCTGTTGGTTACCCATTCAGAGACCTGATTGATTCTCAGGAATTTACGAATTACGTCGGTGACGTGCTGGCCTCGATCATTATGAACGAGCAGCACAAGTTGGAATCGGTGACCGTGAAGGACAGCGAATGATCCGTCTAGAATCCACCATCCTTAAGAATCTCATCTATCACGAAGAGTATGCGCGTAAAGTCCTGCCCTTTCTCAAGACCGAGTATTTCAAAGAGCACAGCGAACAACTGATCTACGAGCAAATTGCCAAATTTATCGACACCTACCACAACCTCCCCACCCACGAAGCGTTGGTCATCACGGTTACGGAGATGCACAACCTCAAAGATGAACAGGTTCAGCAAGCAGTCTCCCTTCTTCAGGAGCTTCATGCCGACAAACACGAACCCACAGACATCCCCTGGTTGATTGCACAGACTGAACGGTTCTGTCAAGATTCCGCGCTCTATAATTCGGTCCTGGAAGCAGTCTCGATTATGGACGATAAGACCGGAAAGAGGTCCAAGGGGTCCATCCCCGACCTCCTCACCAAGGCACTGGGTGTGAACTTTGACAATAATGTGGGTCACGATTACATGCTGCAGGCGGACTCGCGGTACGAATTCTACCACCACACCGAGAAAAAGATTCCGTTTGATCTGGACTATTTCAACAAAATTACTCGCGGTGGATTTTCCCTCAAGACCCTCAACATTTTCCTCGCGGGCACCGGTGTAGGCAAGACCTTGGTCATGTGTCACCTCGCCGGAGCAGCATTATCGCGTGGGTTCAACGTGCTCTATATCACCATGGAAATGGCAGAGGAACGCATTGCTGAACGTATTGACGCCAACCTCCTCAATGTGGATATCAACACCCTGGAGAAAATTTCCAAAGAGGACTATGAGCAGCGGTTTCATGTATTCAAGCAAAAGACGTGTGGTAAGCTGATTATCAAGGAATATCCAACGGCCGCTGCGTCCACGTTGCACTTCACGGCGTTGCTGAACGAACTTCAACTCAAGAAGTCGTTTCGCCCCGATATGATTTTCATAGACTACCTAAATATCTGTGCTTCCTCACGAATTCGTCCAGGTGGCAATGTCAACTCCTACACCTACATCAAGGCGATTGCTGAGGAACTTCGTGGTCTCGCGGTTGAATACAAGGTTCCGGTGATTTCAGCGACACAGACAACGCGTCAGGGTTTTGATTCTAGCGACCTTGAACTGACAGACACCTCAGAGTCGTTTGGATTACCCGCGACCGCAGACTTCATGGCCGCTATCATCACCAACGATGAACTGGAAGCCCTGAATCAGTTTATGGTTAAGCAGTTGAAAAACCGTTATATGGACAAGGCCATAAATAAGAGATTCGTGGTGGGAGTGGATAAAACCAAGATGCGATTGTATGACGTCGCGGCAAGTGCTCAGACGAATTTGTCTGATACGGGACAAGTGAAAACGGATGATGGTGGTGAGGACGTTATGAGGAAACCATTCGAGCGCAAGAAGCGTGATTTCAAGGGGTTCAAGTTGTGAGACATCAAGCCAATATAGGTGTCGCTGCGGATCAAGCCGGTTACTCGCACGTCTCTGTGTTTGACGAAGTGCTTCCGGTGTCGTTTTGCAAGACCCTGATTGATAAATTTGAACTGAACGGTGGACAGGAACAAACCGATACGTTCTATGCGGGTATCCGTCATTTCGTTGAGGTCAACATCTCACAGAACTGGCCAGAGGAGCACAACAAACTTCTTGTGTACCTCCAAGAAATGTGGGGGGTGTATCAGCACGTTCACGATCTCAAGGACACACAGTACCCCAAGCAATATGGCTACGAGGCGTTCCGCATGAAACGTTATCTACCCAATCACCGTGACGAGTTTGCGCTGCACACCGACGTGGGTAGTTACGCTTCAGCCCGGAGATTCGTGGCGTATCTGTTCTACCTGAACACGGTCGGCGCGGGTGGAGAAACGCAGTTTGGAAAAACCGCCGAGCATCCAGAGGCGTCCATCGAAGCCGTGACTGGCAGATTGCTGATGTTCCCCCCGCTCTGGACGCATCCTCATTGGGGATGCAAGGTGACCAGTGGACCCAAGTACATTATCAGCGGGTACCTGCATTACCTATGAAACTCTTAAAAATCTACGAACTGGTCCATGCAGCCCCAGAGGGCGAACTTACCCTGCAGCAAATCGTTGGCCCTCTTAGGAAAGCGTTTAAGCCCTATCCCTGGATTCGATTTGAGGTCCGCCACCAACCAGTTAATGGTCTAGGTCCTAATTGTGATCGTGATACACTTTGGTCAACGTGTGTGTCGGGTCGATTTGAACCGGACTATTGTGGTCGCTCTGTGTGCTTCGTCACGATTTCTGATTATGCTCTTTTGAAAGGTCGCACTATCAATTTTACTGGGGATAGACGCAAGCGAATACTATTCGAGATTTTCACAACCTTAGCCCACGAACGCATTCATCTTCTCCAATCACGCAAAGCCCAAGCCTGCCCACGACCCTATCGAGCACCTGAAGCTCCTGCTTGGTTGCGCCCCTCGGTGGAGTATTATGGGGAGTCTAATGAGATTGAGGCTTTCGCATACACCGCAGCACTAGAGGAGTGGTGTGGGGTTGTGAGTGAGTCGGTGTCTCGATACCGTGTGCTCTTTGGTTCCTCACACCCACTCTACAAGAAGTTCCTCAAAAAGAAGGTTAAATTCAGCTTGACAATGCCCGAGGTCTGTGTTATAAATAGCTTATCACATGGAGGGGATTATGGCCGGAGAATCTGCGGAGAGACAAGAGCGCGGGTTTGTTGATAAAGTCAACCAGGCTATTCGTGCTAACCAGCACAATCCTGTGACGGTCGTCGCTGGCAAAACGAAGCTGGACGGCGTGGTCAAAGCAGAGAAGTATGCTGGACGCCAAATCACTGGCTCAGAACCATACACCGACGTTGTTCTTCATGTCAAAACATCCAAGGGCACCGAAAAAGTCAACTTATCTCTCAAGGGTGAATCAGCCCCCTCGTTGGCGGGCGGAGGATTGCGAGGATTGAATATCGTAGTTCCAGGACTCGCAAAACGATTTATGAAAACTGTCCATGCGAAATTGAAAGTGAAAATCAAAGTTGGAACAAAGGTTCCTGATAGCTTCGGTAAAATAAACCGACATGACAAAGTGAAGATCGTGGTGGGAACGGAGTCGATGGGTGGTCCCATTCATTACATGTACATCGGGCCCATGACAGTGATGGGACGTTACGACCAAAAGAAAAACGAAGTGCAGTTGAATGGGACGCTGACTGAGGCTGTGGAATATGCCACAAGGCACGACCTGTATTTTCGACTAAGGGCTCGTCGTGAGGATCAGCGATTTGACCCCAAGGCGATAGATAAAGATGGAACGCCAAAGATTTATGGTGTGTCTCCGTCGCACGGCGATTCCGCTGGACGACTTGTAATCACCGACACAACTCCTGTCGGTGGCATGGTGGTGATTCTCTAATGCAACACTTCAACGACTTTCTCACAGAATCGGGTGAAAAGAATCTGCACCTCGAACACCTTGAGGATCAGGTGTTGAATCGTGGGGTCGATGGTGCCCGCGAGTCGATCAATTTTCTGCGTTCGCTGCGCGACATGCTCTCAGGGCACACCGAGACCGCGGTCAACGTAACCACAAAGTTTGATGGAGCGCCCGCGGTGATCTGCGGGATCAATCCTGAGAACAAAAAGTTCTTTGTCGGTACCAAGGGTGTGTTCAACAAGACGGCCAAGTTGAATTACACCGAGAGTGACATTGACGCGAACCATCCCTCCGAAGGACTCAACCACAAACTGAAAGTCTGTTTGCGATATCTCCCAAAGTTAGGAATCAAGGGGATTCTCCAGGGCGACCTTATGTTTTCAAAAGGTGACATCAAATCCGAAAAGATACAGGGAGAAAAGTATGTTACCTTTACTCCGAATACTATTACCTATGCTATTCCTGCCGATACTGCTCTTGCTAGCCGTTTGCTTGCTGCTTCTTTGGGGATAGTATTTCATACGGAGTATAGCGGCTCCACGATCAAGAGTCTCAAGGCGTCCTACAAGGTCGACCTGGGGTACCTCCATCACACCAAGGACGTGTGGTTCCGTGACGCTTCATTGGTGGACGAGGCGGGAACGGTGAACTTTACCGCCGAGGAAACGACGCACGTTACCTCTCTGCTCTCGGTAGCAGGAACCATGTTTCAAGCCCTGAATGGTAAGGTTTTGAACCAAATCGCGCTCAACGTGACCTATAGGGATTGGGTCAAGCAGTTCAACAACTCCAAGGTCCGTGAGGGCACCCCG